GGAGGAAAGGGGGGAAAGAGGGGGGAAAAAAATACCCAAAAGAAGAAAAAAAAAAAAAATAGTAAAAAAATTAGATAAATTTAAAAAAAAAAAAAAAAAGATTAAAAAAAAAAAAAAAAAAAAAAATATATATATATATAAGTAATAAATAACAAAACTAAACAAAACTAAAATTAAAAAATCACTTTTCCCTCGACCTTTCGTTACTTTTTCAAAAACCAAAAAAGTTACGTTGGTAACGAAGCAATCTTTGCGGACACGTGTCCGCAGCTTTGTGGCAGTTAGCCGGTTGGGAACTGGTATCGGTGGCAGTGAGCGCGAAGCTATGGGGTGGCAGTTAGCCGGTCGGGAACTGGTATCTATCGCCCTTCGGCGAGTAAGCGCGGCAAGGCGCGCCTGCGGGAATTGCAGGCATAAAAAAAGGCAGACTCCGAAGAGCCTGCCTTGTAGGTTGGTGGGTTAGTGTTACTTGATCTTGCCAAGTAGATCGCGCAGTTGGTATGCCGCTATCTCAATCTCTTGCCGCAATCCTTCACCTGCTTGGCTTGGCTTAGTTTCTTTTAGTACCATGCTCGGGATGCTAGAGACTTGTTCAATAGCACGTTTTATCGGATTAGATTCCTGCGCTGGATTGATTGCTACTGTGTCAACTTGTTTGGGTTGTGTTGCTACTGTGTCAACTTGTTTGGGTTGTGTTGCTCCACCAGTAGCGCGTTTAGCGCCCGCGTTGCCACCCACTTTATTGATTACCCCAGTATCTAACCATTTCGCATAGTACTTAGCCCAGCGTTTTGCCATCTGCCGGACAGAGTCCTTATGCTTGCGAATTGTCATTGGGCCAATTTTGGTGGTCTCTTTTAATTCGCCTTTTACAATCGCCTCGATTAGCTTGCCGTTTAGCTTGTGCTTTTTATCAAAGTGAGCATGCGCTACCGATTCAAACGCTGGTTTCGCTTTTTCTATTTGATCGCGCTTAACGCGGCCCTTGATAGACTTAAAGAAAGCCAGCTTGGATGCCTCCGCTGTTTCCGAGTCGCCTATTGCCGTTACGCCCTTATCTATCATAGTTTTAGTGAATGTGATTACTGCTTTTGTCTTAGACTTGTTAGTCATGCTTATTGCTCCAATTGTCGCGGACACGTGTCCGCAAGTTATGCGCGAAAGTGCGCGGTATCGAATCTGCTTGCTTGCTGAAACGATGGAGCTATTAGACCGTAGCTAGACTTGTTTTAGTAGGGTATTGTGCACTTTGTTTGATTATCGCACCCCGTAATTTCTGACAGTGTAGGGGCTATGCCCCCACCTACCCCCCACCCCCCGCCAGCGTCAGAAGGTACCGCGCGCGCTGTATACATACTAGTTTGCTCAAATGATTTGATTTTTGAGTAAAAACCCACAAAAAGTACCTGTAGACCCCACCCCCCTCTTACACAGAAAGGCCCCCCTTGTTAAACAAAACGTAAACCCAAAAAATTTTTTGTAAAAAATCAAAACCTTTGTTGCCCTTGCCCCTTGCCCACCAACCTCCTATACTCCCGCCTACCGGCTTAACCGCTTGCGAAAAGGTGTTTGACTAGATGGCTTTAGCCCTCGAACCCGAGTTTGGTATACCAATACCTGACGACATGGACTACATGGACCTAAAGGAACGTGTAGAAGCTGCGTGCAATACCATCAACCAGCTACAAGAGTACGGTTTAGAGTTTGATGACGTAGGCGACACAGATGATTTAGCCAACGATACCGTCTCTACATTGGTTACGGCCTACGCCGGAGACGCAGAAAAAACTTCTAAGACCGTAAACCCTAGCCGCTTCAGCGAGCTGACCCCCGCAGTCATCCTTCAGACCAACGACATCCTAAAAGAGTTCGGGCATTTAGTGGCTACCCACTCAGCCGAGATACGTAACACGGTTGTTAACAAGCTAGTCCTCGAAACAGAAAATGCAGACGCTCGCATACGGATCAGGGCTTTGGAGCTACTGGGTAAGATGACGGACGTGGGGCTGTTTACAGAGCGCAAAGAAATTACTGTAACTCATCAAAACGCAGAAGAAGTACGTGAAAAGCTACGAGAAAAGCTGGCTGTCCTGAAACAAAACGCCGAAGGGGTGTACGAAGCGGAAGGGGGAGGGTAGTAATGCAGCCCGCACTACAAACCCCTATAGATTTCTCTGCTGCGGAGATCGACCTCCTCCTACAGAACCTTAACACCTACTCGCCCGAAGAACAGGGGGAGATATTAAAGCTGGTAGAGGAGCTGGAAGCTAAACAGCGCGCTGAAGCGGCATACAAAGACCTAATAGAGTTCTGCAAACAAATGCAGACTGACTATAAAGTAGGCAAACACCATCGAATTCTAGCTAACATGCTCATGGATATTGAGCGGGGCAAAGAATATGACGAAGATGGCGAGGAGATAGACCTTACAGGTAAAGATCGTATCTGTGTAAACATGCCTCCGCGCCACGGTAAGTCCCAACTTATCTCTATTTACTTTCCAGCGTGGTTTTTAGGCCGTAATCCAGACAAAAAAGTCCTAATGGTGTCCCACACTACTGATCTCGCGGTAGATTTTGGCCGGAAAGTGCGAAATTTAATCTCTACACCCGAATATCAGGCTATTTTCCCTACCGTAGAGCTAGCTAGCGACTCAAAATCAGCGGGAAGGTGGAATACAAGCGCTGGTGGAGAGTATTTTGCGTGTGGTGTGGGTTCAGCACTCGCTGGTCGTGGTGCACACCTGCTGTTAGTGGATGATCCGCACAACGAACAAGACATTATTAACGGAAACTTGGACGTTTTCGACAAAGCATACGAGTGGTTTACGTTTGGTGCCCGTACTCGTCTAATGCCCGGCGGTAGGATAGCTATTGTACAGACTAGATGGCACTTGGATGACCTGACTGGGCGTGTTGTACGTGATATGTCCCAGAATGAGCTGGCCGATAAGTACGAAGTCGTAGAGTTTCCGGCTATTTTAGAGGTTGAAACAGATGTATCGGACCCTAAGAACCGGTTACTAACGGTTAAGAAGACCATAGAGAAGCCTTTGTGGCCTGAGTTTTTTAATCTCGACGCTCTATATCGTACCAAAGCCTCAATGCCGTTGTTTCAGTGGAACTCCCAGTTTCAGCAAAAGCCCACTGCGGAAGAGGCGGCTATTGTTAAACGTGAGTGGTGGCAGGATTGGCCGCACGAAGAACCACCTGCGTGTGAGTACATTATAATGACGTTGGATGCGGCGGCTGAAAAGAACAACAGAGCTGACTTTACAGCTTTGACTACGTGGGGCGTTTTCTTTAACGAAGAAGAGAACTGCTACTGTATTATCCTACTTAACTCCATTAAGCGGCGGCTAGAGTTTCCTGAGTTGAAAGAACTCGCTATGGAAGAGTACGAGGAGTGGCAGCCCGACGCGTTTATTGTGGAAAAGAAGAGTAGCGGCACTCCTTTGTATCAGGAGATGCGTAGGTCTGGACTAATGGTACAAGAATATACGCCACACCGAGGCTCAGGTGACAAAACAGCGCGTTTGAATTCAGTTGCTGATATAGTCCGGTCAGGGCTTGTATGGGTTCCCCAAACACGTTGGGGGGAAGAATTGGTAGAAGAAGTCGCCGGGTTTCCGTTTATGTCAAACGATGACTTGGTAGATACAACAATTATGGCTCTAATGCGGTTCCGTCAGGGTGGGTTTATCTCACTGCCGACAGATGAGGCCGACGAGGTGCAATACTTTAAGCAACGTAGAGGCGGGTACTACTGATGGCTATTGAGAAAGGTTTATACCAAACCCCAGAAGGTCTGGCGGTTGAAGAAGAAGCACAAATGGAAATTGAGATTGTTAACCCTGACATGGTGACAATGGACGATGGTAGCGTTGAGATTACTCTAGTACCTGAAACAGGTATGGAAGAAGCGGCTGGTGCGCCGTTTGACGCTAATCTTGCAGAATATTTAGAAGACGGACAGTTGACAGAGATTGCCTCAGAGCTTATAGATTATGTCGAGACCGACACATCTAGCCGTAAAGAGTGGGCCGATACCTTTGTTAAAGGGCTAGATGTGCTCGGTTTCAAATACGAAGAGCGTGTCGAGCCTTGGGAA